ATCTTGAAGTATAGATACTCTCATTGGCAAGCATCGAATCGCAATTAAATTTTACGAACCTTATCATAAAGGGAGTCAACAGATCATGAAGAGAAAACTTATTTCTTACGATGTCCTCAAAGAACTTAAATCAAGATCTCTCACGACAGTAGAAAACGAACTCAGAGAAGCAAAAGATGTGCTTGCAACAACACTCGGTCTGGATGACCTAGACATTTACACATTCAGCGAATCAGATGTCACCTATCAGTCTTCTGATGGCAACTTCATCCACGCAACATATAAAGTCACCGATGATCAAGTCATTCTTGAAAATATTCAAGCACTGATTGTTGAAGAATCGAGCGAAAGAAATCACGCTCGCCAAACAGTCAGCAAAATGATTGACAGCCTTCTCGAAAATGACTCAAATTCAGCAGAAAGCCTTTTTGACTCTTATATGTCAATGCCTTTCGTGAAAAGAGAAATGTCAGTAAATGAAGCTGTTAAAGCAGTTTCAAAATCACCACTCAAAGGACGCAAACAAAGTCCTGCAACTATCGCAAAACGCACCCGTGCTCGCAACCTTTCACTCTCAAGAATGAGTCCAACAGATCGCAAGAAGCTTGGACGACGTAAAAAAGGTTCCTTCATTGCAAAAAACCTTAAGCCAAAAACCATGAGAGAATGGGCCGCAATGTGCGAAAATGTTCTCGGATATCTCAACTACGTCAATAACGGCAGCGTCATTAGCGAATCAGCAGTTAAATCCGACGACAATGGCAATGTTACCGCATTGGCCGTTCCAACAACAGAAAAACGTAAACAAGGCAAAATTCTTACCATGGACTTTAAAACCATGGACACAGAACTCAAAGTACTTCGTGGAACTATGAAAAATGTCAGCGAAGATCAAACATTCATCAAAGCAATGACTGATCTTAAGAGATATAACAATATCAGCGATAACGGATCTATGGAAGAAACACTCGAAGCAATCGTAGGACACTGGCCAGATCTACTACTAGTCAGCGAAAGCGAACTAGCAGAACAGATTAAAAATGCACTAACAATTGCAGAAGCAACTAACTTCGACGATGATACCTGCTTCTTTATGGCAGAAGCCATCCTGCGAACCGCACACAACGCTTATACCGACCGTGTAAAGAAAATCGCTCACCTCGCAGGCTATAATCGTGATGTCACAAGTGAATGCAAAACATGCGAAGACGCTTATCGTGAATTTTCACATGTATCACAAAAATTGTTCGACCAGATCGACGAAAATCACAACAACGAACTGGTAATTTTCGGCGATCTATACAACGCACTCCACGAAGTATATCGCATCGCAAGCCATAACGGCGACCAAGCTACTACCATAGAAGTTTCTGACTTTATGCGTGAATGCTACTCAATTATCAACAACACCTCACTTCCAAATATGGAACTAGCAGAAGCAATTGCTAACTACCTCGCAGATATACTCGAATCTAGCGAAGAAGGTGGAGAAAAAGGCTGGAGCCACGATGTCGAAGTTAACGCAACTGGCGAACACGAAATGACCAAATGGAATGCAAAACAAAACGGAACACCATTCAGCAACGGCGGTAACTGGAAAAGCCCAGCACCCGTAAGCGATGGCAAAAGCTATAACGGTAGCCACGCTAGCGAAATGGGCCACAACAGCTTAGGAAATTACGGGAAAGATACTTGGCCAAATGTCCAGAATCCTTTCCTGCCTAAATCAGTTATGCCAAAAATGAAAGAAAAAAGCGTAGTCGATGACGATGGACTAGGATTCAATTCATCTGGTAATACTTGGCCAAACCTGAGAAACCCATTGTCACTCAAATCAATCAAACCTAAACCAGTTGTATAAAATGAAAGGATTTCAATGGAAAATCAATTCTTACTAGTTGATTGCTGCAATAACGGTGGTTTTACCTTGAGCCTCAATGAGTCAGTCTCCGATAGGGGACTGACAAAATTCAAAGGTAAATTCCAAGAAGCAGAAGCAGTTAACAAAAATAAAAGAATCTACCCATATGCTGTTCTTGATGAAAATGTCAAGAAACTAGTACCAATAATCAGTAGCCGTGGATTAGTCGGAGAACTCGATCACCCAACTGACTCCATCATCCACTTTGAAAAATGCTCTCATGTCGTTACTAAATTATGGTGGGAAGGAAATAACCTAATGGGCGAAGGAGAAATTCTCAACACCCCTCATGGCAAAATCCTAAAAGCACTTATCAACGACGGAGTCCGTGTCGGCATCAGTAGTCGAGGCGTTGGAAATGGAAGAAGTGACGAGAATGGAATCCTTGTGATCGGTGAAAGCTACAAACTCATTACGTTTGACGCAGTAGCAGATCCCAGCACACATTCAGCCTTTCAGGAGAAAGTGCCGAGTGGAAAGAAAGAAAGTTATGTCCCAAATACCAATAATGCAGAATTTTCTAGAAATGCGGTAAAAAATGAAAACTCCCGCATACATAATGTCAGAAAAGATGCACTTTTGGCTTGCTTAGGCGGCATCATTGATCAGAAAACAAGAAACATTACAGCGAGGTTAGGCTAATATGGACAAGATCGTAGAAGCATTGAAAAATCTCCTACCGGAGAATGAAGTTAATGAAGTAGCTAACGCCGTTGGCGAACTACTTGATCAGGCCAAGGCTAGCCTTGAGACTGAATTCAACAGCAAACTCGAAGAGGCTTATGCTGAACTTACATCTGAATTGGCCGAAGCAGAAAATATTGCAGAACAAGGCTACGAAGAAGCCTACGCAATCATCGGCGATCTGCGTACACGACTAGAAATTCAGGGACAAGAATACAAAGACGCTCTCGAAGAAGGATACGAAGAAGCATACCAAATGCTCAAATCTGAACGTGCAAAGAACGAAAATATCGAAGTGAATATGTACGAAGAATATGATAACAAACTATCAGAAATGAAAGAATATATCGTCGATAAAGTCGATCAGTTCCTTCAACTCAAAGGTAGCGAAATATACGAACAAGCTCGTCGTGACTTGGTTTCCGACCCAAGAATCGCAGAACATAAAGTCGCACTCGACAAAATTGTTAATATCGCTTCCAACTACCTTAGCAATGACGATTTCTCAGAAATCAATGCAGAAAAAGCAGAAGAAGCAACTCGTCAAGTTGAACAGCTAAAAGGACAAATGAGAATCCTTGAAGCTAGAAATATTCGCATCAGCACCGAAAACACAAAGCTGAACGAAGCAGTTCGACAAGCACAAGACCTCATCACGGAAAGCCGAAGAGTCGTAACCCGTGAAAGAAAGTCCAATGTTCTTAGCGAACAGAAAGAAAGAACCATGAAAGCACAGAATGTAACGGGGAGAGGTAATAACGCTAGCGATAATGTTGTTATTGCTGAATACAATAACAATAACACTAGTAACTCTGACATGGACCAACTGTTGGTCCTGTCGGGTCTGAAACAAACCAAGTGAACTCCTTTTAGCTATAACGAAGAATAGGAAATAATATGAACGCTAATTCTAGATTTTTGAACGAGGCTAGGGAGCTAGAAACTCGTTGGAAGCAGACCGGACTCCTCGAAGGCATTCAGGATCGATACGTCCGCTCAGCTACCGCAGTTCTGCTCGAAAACCAGAGACTCATGAACGAAGTCTCAACCGATACTGGCGATGTTGCACAGTTCAAGAGGATCTCAATTCCTCTCGTCCGTCGTATCTATCCACAGCTTATCGCTAACAAAATCGTATCAGTACAGCCATTGCTCGGCCCAACCGGCTTGGTTTACTACCTCCGCTTCCGCTATTCCAGCAACAAGGGTGCTACCCGTGGCGCTAGCAATATCGGCGGTTTCCCCGGTGATGATGCAAACTCACTGATGCAGAGAGCCGATGGTACTGCAAACCTCGACATCTTCTACACCAGCCAGTTCATCCAGAACGAAACAAGCTCAACTGACGCTGGAGCAGGCGTACAAAGCGTGTTCTCTCCTCTTGAACACACACCAGTTCTCGCAGGCACAATGACAGGCACAATCTATGATGGCGCAACCGCTATCCAGACATTTACCGTATCAGCTGGCGGAACTTTCACCTTCTCAGATATCGGCACACCTTCACCAAAGGTAACAAGCGGTACTCTTGGAACCACAACTGGCGAACTAGTCCTTAACTGGAACGGCGCTCCCGGTAGCAATAACGTAGTTGTCTCCTATGAGTACAACATGGAATGTAACCAAGATCTCCCTGAAATCAACCTCGTCGTTGAATCAGAAGAAATCGCTGCTAAAACCCGTAAGTTGAAAGCAGTATGGTCCTATGAAGCACAGCAGGATCTTCGCTCACAGCACAATCTTGACGCTGAAGCTGAACTAACCGCTGTCCTCGCTCAGGAAATCAACCTCGAAATCGACCGTGAAGTCCTCACCGACCTTCGTAACAACGCAGGTACTGTCTCTGCTTGGGACTTCAACACCGCACTCGGCGAAACCATCAAGGAAAAGTACGAATCCCTTTATGTTAAGGTCGTAGAAATTTCCAACGTCATCCACAGGAAGACTCTTCGTGGTGGCGCTAACTGGATCGTAACAAGCCCAGAAGTTGCTTCAATCTTTGAAACAGCTACAGCTGGCTTCGCTCCTGCTCCTTCCGAAACCTTCACCTCAAGCCTCGGCATCCAGTATGTCGGCACAGTGAACAATCGCTGGAGACTCTACAAAGATCCTCTCTTCCCAAGCAACCAGTTGCTAATGGGTTATAAGGGCGATAGTTACATGGACAGCGGTTACTTCTACTGCCCATACGTTCCTCTCACCCAGACACCAGTTGTTCTCGATCCTGAGAGCTTCTGCCCACGCAAGGGAATTCTCACACGCTATGGCAAAAAGTTGCTTCGTGAGGGGGCAAAATTTTACGCACGCCTCAGTATTGCTAATTTCGTCATCTGATTTTCATGCAAGATTTACTATCGCAAAACCAAGAAAACCCCGGAAAAACCGGGGTTTTCCCTTTTTACAAGCATCTAAATATTTTCTCAAAATTGCTGAAAAAATCCTTGATTTCTAAAATTTGCTTACTATAATACCTTTGTGGGGCAATAAGAAAAAGAGGTGTTAAATGGAACCAAACATCATCGTGATGAGTGAGTTAAATCAGAACAAGCATTGGGCTAAGGAAGTCCTTGAAGTTGCCCGTAAAATAAATCCTAATTCATTCCTTTTCTATAAACATGAATTCATAAAAAAAGAACAACAGATCAAATCACATGTTAATTCATATACAAGCAACAACATGAGATCGGTTTTTGCAAGAAAATGCAAAGTAACAGCAATTGAAACTGATGTGATGAGAAAATTCTGTAATAAATATCACATTCAAGGAGCAAACACCCTTGCGATTATTGCATTTGGAATATTTGAAGGAGATGAGCTTCTAGGAGTTCTTTCTTTGGGCAGACATCATCGTAACAATGAAGATGTTTTGCTTGATAGGATGTGTTTTAAGAATAGTGTAAGGGTAGTTGGTGGAGCCAGTAAATTATTTAATGCTGCTTTAGTTTGGGCAAAAGCTCAAGGAATCGATAAGATAATCAGCTTTAGTGATAATCGTTACAGTCTTGGAACTGTTTATGATAAACTCGGCTTTACTTTAGAAAGTGAATTAGTTCCTGATTACTTTTATGTTGAGCGTGAAAACATTGAAAAAGCTTACAGCAAACAAAGTCAAAAAAAGCAAAATGTTGACTGTCCAGAAGGACTGACAGAAAGGGAATGGGCAGAAGAAAGAGGTTTGGTTCAGGTTTATGACGCTGGAAAAAAGCGTTGGATATACAAAATTAGGAAAGTTGTTACAAATTCATTTG